GAATGCGCCCGAAAATCGGACTGCACGCATGATAGACGCTGTGCAGAATTTCTTCTGCCTGATTTCTGGTACACATATGCTCGCCTCCATTTTTTGTTTTATTATACCCTGAATTGCCCCCGCCGTCAACGGCGGGGCGTGACTACTATTTGACTACTATTGTCCGCAAATCCCAAAAAGCCGTTTTGCCCAGTGTTTTCAATGCTTTCCGGGAAGTTCGGCAATTTGCTGCAAATCCGTTGAAAACCCGCAAGACTTTGAAAATGCAGCATTTTATCAGGCTGCGCCTGAAAACTCCGACCGTCGACATTGCTCCTGTCAAGCTCTATCCTTATGTAAAAAAGCAAGACGCAAACTCAAATGCATGAGCTTGCGTCTTGCTTTTGCCCGTACCAGCTGTACCCCCATGACACATTGTGTACCTATGGGGCGAAACAGTTGAAACTTCTGGGCTTTTCGCAGCGGCATCTTTTTGGGTGCAGCTTGATGTGTTTTCACTACACTATAGATGAACTCTAGAAATTACTGATGTGGAGTATTTTTATAAAAAATGATGGTATAGCGTTCTATAAAATCAGTTCAGGCGGCGATACTCGATCTTATATTCTGTAGGCGAAAGTTCTGCTTGATATACCGCAATGGGCGATGTTCCAGAACTGATTTGGTCGCAAATTTCCTGTATGTTTTTCCGAATCTCCGGATGGATTCTATAGCCAAGGTATACCGCAGAAATACACTTAAAGTTGATATTCCCTCCATAGAGAATTTCATTATCAAGATCGTACATTTGCTTTCTCGAATAAATGATTCTCCACTCTTTTTCATATTCCCAATCTTTACTCTTTATCAGGAACAACGGAAGAATGTCATCCAGAGGCTCATCGCCAGAATACTCGTTGTGATTGTGAATATCTGCATTAAGAACCGCAAGACTTTGAGCCAAAGATATGATATCCCTTACCGGTTGCCGCTTATTGCGATATACGATCGGGAACAGATGACCTATCGGATCAAATAAACTACAGTCTTCAGACATCATTTTTTGAATGTCGTATTCGACGCAGAAACCTTTATGTTGCTGCGCATAATGGCTCCACATCAACAAGTCGGCATTTGTTTCCGAAAAGCAGGCCATATAAGATAGGTTTCCTAATTCCTGAAGCTTTGTGTATGATATATCATCTAAGGATTTTGGTAATCCTTCAAAGACATCGTTCATCACTCCGTTGCAGGACAGATGAATTGTCTGCGTTTCGATGTTCCTTATGTTGAAATAATCAGGCGGCATATAGCGGTATAATTTGAAACTCGGACATTCAGCCAACCACACTTTTAACCGGGATTCTGGCAAATCGCATACGTCATCATCCGTTGTTATTTCTCCCCAATTGTCCAGTATTTCTTCTAACTCGGCTCGCCAATTTACTTCCATACTAACTCCTTAACAACGCGCATAGCGTATTCGTTGGTTCGATCTGCACAGCAATCGCCGTGCCATGTTGCACAGCAAGTCAACAGCGTTCCCGAGAAAGCATTTGTGTGTTTTCAGCCAATGACTGCTTATCGTCGCCACTGACGCTGCCGCCGATTTCTTTCTTACTTCTTTGTTAGTATAACAGGTATCTGTTTCCGCGTCGAGTGGTTTTTCCAGATGTGCCGCAGATGCCAGCTTTTCCAGCAAAACAGCTTTCGACCATCGCAGCTCTCGCGCCTGTTCCAGATACCACTTGCGTGCATCCATTGTCAGTTCTGCCTCCATAATGACCACGTTCAGTGTCCAGCCGATTTTCATCGCCAGCCGGAGGAGGGTTTGGTCATTTTCATAGGTCTTATAAAAATCGCGCATCCGACGCACGTTGCGCGGGGAAAAGCCCGTGCGGTCAGGGAAATTTGCCTGCAAAAACTCTGCGGCTGCGACTGCTGCGCCCTTCTCCGGACGCTGGCTGATGGTCTTGCCGATTGCATAGATTTCGTCCATCTGCGGAAGATTCTGCGCAAGAATTGCAGTCAATTCCCGGTACATTGCGCCGTAATCCACAGGTTTTCTGACGTTCATAGCTTCTCCTTTCCGTGCTGCCGCGCATCGTATATTTCGTCGTTTTGCGAATAGCCTGCTACAATATTTTGTGGTATGATTGCCCCGTTCGTTTGATTCTTGCGAAGGGAGAGCAGTCATGCAGTACACCGATAATGAAGCCGCCCTGATCGGCGGCCTGATCTCAACTTATTTCTTTCAGCCTGCCGTGTCCGCATCCTTGAAGGACGCTTATAGCCGTGTTTTGGAGCATCTGCATCAAAACGCCCTCACTTCTTCTGACCTTCAGCAGATCCGAAAGGCTGTGAATTTTCTGATGCCCATGTGCCAATCCAACCGGCAGACCCAGCGGGAGCTTATGGGTGTCACCGCAAGGACAACGGCGCTGCTGAATGGCTCACGGTAATCGTAGATAACGCAACAGGCACGACGCTTGGTCGTGCCTGTTGCAGTATCTTTTATTGCACAAGGTTCACGATATACGATCTGCCGATTTTTAGCCAATTTGGCTTGTGAGCTTGTATCTTACATGTTATACTTATAATGTAGTTTTTTGTCTGTGAATAATCTCTCAGCAGATTTGATTCTCAGATGACGTAATCGCACCCAATATAAATTAACTAAAAATAAGAGAGGAAACTTAGGAGGCGCAAAAATGATTATTTTTAACCTTTCTGAGGAAGACATGGCATACGCCGAACAACTCCAATCCTATGCGGAGATGTCAGCTATCATTAAAGCTCCCAAGTCTTTCAGCAGTGAAGAACTAAACCTATTGCAAATCGGTGCTACCATTGCTGCACCTGCAATTGCAGCAGTTGCCAGTATTTTGGTCGAAATGTGGAAGTCCCGCAAGGGATACTCTATAACCATTGGCCCCGAAACATTTTCCTGCAGCGGTTTCAGCAAAGAAGAAACCATGGAACTCATTGAAAAGTATGGACCTCGGCCCTTAAAATCGGAACAGAGCGAAGAGGAACAATTAGAAAGCGCACTTATTGCTTTCATGCGAAAAGATGCTGTGGCATCAATGAAAAACGATGAAGAATAGTCAAGATGAATTTATACGCGGATTTCTGGCTGCTACTCGTTTAGATGCGTTGGGGACATATATATCCGAGCAGTCCGTACAACTTAAAAAAATGCTCTTTGATGAGATTCTGAATAGTGTGCTCACGAATATCAATATAGCCCTCCCTCTACGGCTCTATTTGTGCGACACCTACGATTTATTTAGCCGAGTATTTCCTGTCCAGATGAAGGGGCAAGGAGCGGTGTTCTATTTGCTTTTTGATCAGCACATGGAAATCATCAACCGCATATTTAATGCAATTTATCTGTCTGAGGACGATTCTGGACACGACGTATGGCGCCTTGCTTATGAGTTGTTTATGGAATCTTCTATGGTAGGAAGAAATGGTTTGCATTCTTCTTACTTTGGAATGAACAAACTTGCGCTGGGTGACTATACGAGCAAGAAAGAATGGTTTAGCGAAGAAAATAATTTCTTTTCCTTTGTGCAGTCGGCTTTTATCATGGGGCACGAAATCGGTCATTGGATATGTGACGTGGACAAGGATGAGCGCAAAGCCGTTAATCTGAATCTGAAAGACAAGTTAAGCTATACAATCCAAAATATTAGCGATATGGTTTATGACATCTTCAGGCAATATCAGACTCAGTTTGCAGGCAAAGATTACTTTGAATTGATTCAAGAAGCATCAGCATCCATTAACGACAAAATCATAGAGGAATGTGCCGCAGATGCGATTGCCATTTCGGCGGTGCTGCAATATATTGAAAGCTTTGACGATGAGGATCTCGCCCAAATGGGATTTGGCAACAGAGATCTCCAATCCGCGGCATTGGAAGCAATGTTAATTTTATTTATGAATCTACAGATCTTGGCCATGCAGAAAATGACTGTGTCGCCGGAGTCTTTTGAGATTCAATCATCGATCCGTCTGGCCTTTTTTAGAAATTATATTTATATCCATTATGAAGATATGGGGTCAGAGTTCAATCGTCTGTTAGAAAACACTGCACTAAGATATGAGGAACGAATCACAAATTTGATTCTGGAATCCTTTTCGGAACTCGAGGAACGGGCAACAAATTTAGACAATAAGCTAACTGGTTGGAACACGGCAATTGATACGAGAATGCTTATGGAGTTGTAAGGTCAGCCCAAAACATCGAAACATGAGAAGTATTCAACTCTAATCACCTGACAGAGCAAAGAAAAACGCAGTCGCTATGACCACGTTTTCCTTTGTCCTGTTTTATAATACCCGCACCATCTGCTCGTAAAGCAGAACGTACTTTTCGTCGATGATCTGGTTGTCGTGGTAGTGTCCGAACAGCCAGTAGTGGAATCGGCTGCGGCGTCGGATTTCTTCCAGAAAGTCCGTCAGCTTGTCTGGCTTGAAATCGGCGTTGATTTTCTGCTGAATTGCTGTCGGTGCGCAGTGCGTGATGATGTAGTCAGCCTTCCAGTCCAGCAGTTCCATCGTCCGCCGGGCTTCGGCATATTCCTCGTCGGACGGCAATTCTTCCTGCCACCATGAAATGTGGTTAATGCGGAACTGTCCGCGATTGCGGCGCAGGGAATCATACCGCTCGTAAAAATCCGGGCAATCCATGTCCAGAATGCCATCCGCAATGTCGTGGCTCTGTGCACCGCCCATCGTGAAGAACGTGCGCCCTTGCAGCTCGAATACCTGTCCGCGCATCAGGTGGATGACGTGCGGGCGGATTTTATGCACGTTTCCGCCGTGCCATTGCTCCACGGGATATTCGTCCAGAGCATCAAAGTTTTCATGGTTTCCATCCACGAACAGAATCGTAAACGGCAGGGCTTCCAGCCGGTCGAGCTGCGGATCGTCGCTCTTGTCGCCGCGCCAGACGCATCCGAAGTCACCGCAGACGATCATGTAGTCGTCTTTTGTCATTTCGGATTGCTCCGGAAAATACTGCGGCAGGAACCGGAGGCTGTTTCCGTGAAGATCGCCGGTTGCATAAATCATTTTCATCGCTCCAATCGCTGTTTGATTTCTGCGCCGCCCCTGATCCGCACCAGCACCTCGTCAGCGGACAGGACTGTCACGCGCTCCACGATCTGTCGGACGGCGTTTTCATTCCATTCTGTGATCGTGGACACGGTGTTTTCTATAGCTTCTTCTGCCTGCTTCATTTTGGCACAGACGCGGTCAGCATCCATGCTGCTTTGCAGGATTTCTTCCTTCTGCTTCTTGAGCGTGGTCTGCTCGGACAGGATTTCTGCGAATTGCGCATTGCAGGCTTCCTTATCTTCGGCGTCGATGGCTTCCGCCAACAGACGCTGAAATTGTTCATCGAGCTGTTCGAGATGACGCTCGATGTCGGCAAGGCTCATGGACTGCCCCTGCACCGGCAGAAGCTCTACGGAAACTGCGTTCTTGATAAGGTCGAGCAGGGCCGGTTTGTTGCTCATGGCGGAGTTGACGGCTGCCAGAATCGCCGTTTGCAGCGGTTCTTCCTTGATCGTCGGGGAATCGTGGCAGTATTTTGTGCCGTAGTTCAGGCGGCTGGTGCAGCGCCAGACAGGATATTTTCGTCCGAGCGAGGTCCATGTGCATCGGCGGTAGAGTGTTCCGCATTCGCCGCACACGAGCCTGTCCGATAAGGCATATTTGCTTGTATAGCAAGAGCGTCCTGTCACAGCCGTTTTGGATGGGCTGCGCAGGGCGCTCCGACGGGCCATTTCTGCTTTTACTGCATTGTACTGCTCCCGGCTGACAATGCCCTCATGATGGTCTGGCATATAGTATTGGGCCATCTGACCGACGTTTTTGATGACCTTCTTACTGATCACATCTGCCCGGAATGTTTTCTGAAGCAGCACGTCGCCGCAGTATTTTTCGTTTGTCAGGATGCCCTTGATGGACGTCGTTGTCCATTTGGATTCCCCGAGAACCGTTTTGATCTGATTTTCCTCCAGCCAGTCTTGCAAATTGCGCAGGCTGGCGCCACTCTCATATCGCTTGTAGAGTTCGCGCACGATCTCTGCCTGTTCTGGTATGACGCGGAATTTGCCATCTGCATCTTTTTCATATCCGTAAAGCCGGTAACAGGGAACCTTAAGCGTTCCAACCTTCGCGTGCATCTGCCGGCCGCGGCGGATGTTGCCAGAGATGGATTCGCTTTCAGACTGTGCCATCGCGCCGTACATCGTAATCATGAATTCACTGTCGGGCGGCAGCGAGTTGATATTTTCTTTCTCGAAGAGGACGCCGATACCGAGCTGTCGGAGGATTCTCGTGTAGTTGATGCAGTCAAGTGTATTGCGGGCAAACCGCTGGATGGACTTTGTGAGGATGAGGTCGATCTTTTTCTGTTTGCATTGGCGGATCATGCGCAGGAATTCTGTGCGCTTTTTCGTGGACGTGCCTGTAATGCCTTCGTCCGCAAAGATGCCAGCCATTGTCCATTCCTTGTTGGACATAATTTTGTCGGTGTAGTATTCGCACTGGGCTTCGTAGCTGCTTGCTTGTTCTTCCTCTTTCGTCGAGACACGGCAATATGCCGCCACGCGAAGCTGTTTTGTGACCGCAGCGGTCTGCTGCAATTCCGGCTTGGGTGGGATTATAATGACGCGCGGCTTTTCATCTGTCATACCAAATCGTCCTTTCCAATGATCTGTCCGTTTTTAAGCTGCAAGCGCACCGCCTGGCGCGTCACCAGCACGGCGGAGACTGTGCTTTGCAGCAGCGCCGCGTTGAGTTCTGCCGTGCATTCAAATGCGGTGAACAGCCGCCGCAGGCGCTCGGTTTCGTATTCTTCGTTGCCGATGTCGTCGTATTGCTCCTGCGCCAGCTTGCAGATCAGGCTTCTGGCAGCGTCCTCGTCGAGCGGTTGGGTGTTCAGGATCTCGTCCAATTCAGCCTGCGTGGTGCTGTTCGGTGCAAACTGTTTTTCAGGCTGTGTGATGCGCTCCGGCTGCTCTGCCAGCCTGCCGAGCAGATGTGTGATCTGCTGCTCGATCTCCGGCGTAGGCGGTTTGGAGCAGATACGTTTGAGTGCTTTCTGCGCGGGTGTCCGCTCTGGCAATCGCTGCTTGGTCTGCCGCTTCTCGGCGGCTGATTCAAATAATTTTATGTCAACCAGTTTCGGATAGCTGTCTGCCCTAGTGTACTTGGTGTTTTCCAAGATCCGTGCGACCATGTTCTTGTTCCACGACTTGCCCTCATCGTAAATGGGGCCAGTCTTTCTCATCTGTTCTGCGATTTCCTTCAGCGACGCGCCGAGCGTGTATTGCAGGAAAATGTCCTGCACGGCTTTTGCCTCTGGCTCGTTTCGGACGATCTCGCCCATGCGCATTTGATACCCAAACGGCAGCTTCCGATTTCCCATTACCGCTTCGTCCTTTCGATCTGCTCTGTCAGTTCCAATCCATTTTTCAGCCGGAAGCGTAGGCGCTCATTGCTGTCTACGATGATTTTATCTACAAGCGCATCGAACAGCTCCGCATCAAAGCCATCGAGGAAGTCCGGCCCGTCCTCCAGCGCGTCCATGAGATCGCGGGTGCGGTCTGCCAGATCGTCGCTGTCGGTGTCGAGAAGCCTTCCTTTTTCCTGTTTCAGCCTGCGGAGCTGTTCGCTGAGTTTGTTGTTTGATGAGATAAAAGTATCAGGATCAACGCCGCCCGCCTGTTGAAGCTGGGTTAGGAATTGAACCTGACTGAGTGTGTCCGATATTTTCTTGTTGAGAGAGATTACATCCTCACTCCAGAGCATCCGGCTGTAGCGGATTTTCTGGAGATTGGAGAGCATTTGTGTGAAGATGGGGCCGCCGTGGTGTTTGAGTTTGTAATATAGACGGCAGAAAGCCTGCTCCATGATTTTTTCCTGCACAGGCGAATTAGCACATGACTTCTTATCTTTGCTATGCGTTTTACAAACCCAATAGATTATGCCGTTTTCCTCTTTTGATCTTAGTTTTCCACCACACATTCCGCAGAAACAGTTCCCTCTTAAATTGCTCTGGCGCATGGTGATGGCGCATCCGTTTCGCTTTTTCCGGCACACGCGTAATGCCTGCGCCGCATGAAATCGTTCTCTATCGATGATTGCAGGATGTGTATTTTCTACATAATATTGCGCCTTCTCACCATTATTTCTTACTTGCTTCGTCGGAAGAGTATCCGTCATGTAGAATTTCTGCAGCAGTCGATCCCCGATATATCGTTCGTTCCCCAAAATATAGGAAACTGCAGTTTTACACCAGATTTTCTTATCGCTGATTTCATGACATCCAGCGTTTAACTCAAGCACAATTTTTTCGATACTAACGCCTGACAAATAGAGGTCAAAAATTTGACGCACTATCTGGGCTTCTTCCTGATTTATCTTCATTTTCTTATCGCAAAGTTCATACCCGAATGGAACGGATGCTGTCATATAAGTTCCATCCTGCATCCGATTCTGGACGCCCCATCTGACATTGCCTGAAATCGACTCGCTGCCTTTCTGTGCCAGCGATGCCATGATTGCCGTGACCATTTCACTAGACACCTTGCTGGTGTCGATGCCCTGTTCCTCGAACTGGACGCTGACGCCGAGTTCCTTCAGTTCCCGGACAGCCGCAAGGCAATCCTTTGTATTTCTGGCAAATCGGGAAATACTCTTGACCAGAATGCGGTCGATCTTGCCTTTGCGGCAGTCCTGCATCATGCGCTGGAAGTCTTCGCGCTTTTCAACCGACGTGCCGGTGATGCCCTCGTCGGCATAGATATCAACCATTTCCCAATCCGGGTTATTGGAGATAAGTTCGGAGTAATATTGGTTTTGGACACGGTAGGAGTTGAGCTGATCCTCGCTGGAGGAGCTGACGCGGGCGTAGGCCGCGACACGCAGCTTTCGCGCGGCGATCTCATCGTGCGCCGGGATGACTATGACGCGCTGCTGTTCCAGCGCAAGGTTTCCGCTGGTCTGCTTCTTTGCCACGTTCTCACCCCCCTCTGTAGCAATACACACTACCATACCATCGGCGCAATAGCTATGACCAAAACGGAGAAAAATCAAGCGTAAAGTGTGAAATTTGCACCAAGCTCGACAGCGATCCGCCGTGCGATCTTTTTGATCTCAGTCTCAGAAAATCCGACCGTTCGGAGCGCTTTCAGGAGCTGACAGATTCCTAAAAAATCAATGTTTGGATTCATAAGATTCTCCTTTAGCCACGGGGCGGCTCTGCAAAACGCAGAGCC